TGCGAGTGGTGGCGCGGACGGTTGCTTCGACGATGTTCATGGTTCTCTCCGGCTGGGTTGCGTCGTGCTGTGGGAACACTCCCACAATGCACCACATAAGACTATCAGCATTCGCGTTGCGTGCAAGCCAGTAAATCCAGCGGATTTCGTGACTTTCGTCGCAAGGGGTGGTAATCAGGTAGGGCATGGCAAACCAGCCCACCCCAGCCCCCAAGCGTCGTGGACCCGGCAGACCGCCCAAGAGCGCAGCCGGGGATATCGAAGCCGCAAAGAAGGCATGGCTGGCCGCGTTCCCTGATCACGGCTGGGACGGCGCGTGCGGCATCGCTGGCGTTGCCATCAGCACGCCATCGTCGTGGCGGCGCATCGATCCCGAGTTCCACGCAGCGCTGGAGCAGTTGGACATCGAGATCGCAGACCGCTACGAGAAGATCGCTGACGAGGCCATCGCTGGCAAGCGTCAGATGGATCGCAGCGCTGCGACGTTGCTGATCTTCCGGCTGAAGGCGCTGCGACCGAAGAAGTACCGCGAGCGCATGAACATCGAACACACGGGCGCTGACGGCGGCTCGATCAAGGTCGAGAACGGCGACGCGAGTACTGGCGCGAAGATGCTGCGCGAGTGGGGAGCGCGGATCGGTGTCGAGCGAAACTGATCGCATCGTCGCGCTGCGCGAGCGCGTGATTCGCGCAAGCCCATCTGATCAAGCGCACCTTCACGCAGCGCTGCGCGAAGACTTCGCAGCGTGGTGTGAGTGCTGCGCGTGGACGTACCGCGTGAAGGAGATCGATGCGACCGGACGCGAGCGCCCTGTCATCACGCCGCACACGCCGTTCGTCCTGTGGGACTGCCAGCGCGTCGCGGCGAGCGAGATCATCGCTGGCGTGCGCGATGGTCGCGACGTTGTGGTGCGGAAGACTCGCGACATGGGAGCGTCGTGGCTGCTCTCTGCCATCGCCGTGTGGGGCTGGATGTTCCACGGCTGGCAGTCGCTGCTCGTCAGCCGCGTCGAGGATCTCGTTGACCGCACGGGCGACCCTGACAGCCTGTTCTGGAAAGTGGACTACCTGATCGCATCGCAGCCCGAGTGGCTGCTGCCAGCGAAGCCCGAGCGCTTCGCCAAGGGCGGCGAGTGGCGGCAGCACATGATGCTGCGGCATCCCGAGAGCGGCGCGACGATTGCGGGTCAGGCAAGCACCGAACACATCGGACGCGGTGGCCGTCGCACGCTGATCCTGTTCGACGAGTTCGCGGCGCTCGACCACGCCGACGCTGCATGGCGCTCGGCTGCTGACTGCTCGTCGTGTCGCATCGCGTGCAGCACGCCCATCGGCGCGGGAACCGAGTACGCGAGGCTGGTGAGTGTGGCACGCACCACAGGCGAGCCGAGGCTGGTCGAGTTGATGTATTGGCAGCACCCCGAGAAGGGACGCGGCGCTGTGCAGCGCGTTGACGAGGACGGCAGCGTCACCGGGTTCGCTGGTGCGACGTACACGTGGACCCCGTGGCTGGCCGACCAGTTGCGCCGCCGTGACCGCATCGACCTCGCGCAGAACGTGTTCGCCGAGAGCGTGGGCAGCGGCGCGTCGTTCTTTGCGTCGCACATCGTCACGCAGCACCGCGAGGAGTTCGGCAAGACACCGCGACGCTGCGAGGTGGTCAACGGGAAACTGGATCAGCAGCCGCAAGGTCGTTGGCGTGTGTGGGCTGCACCACAGCGCACCACCGAGTACGTCGTGTTCATCGATCCGTCGTACGGCACGGGCAGCGCGAACGCGGCGGTGTGCATCATGGACGCAACCAAGCGCGAGGTGGTCGCCGAGTTCGCCGATCCGAACATCCCGCCCTACGACCTCGCGCTGGAAGTCGCACAGGCTTGCCGCAAGGTGTGGCGTGGACGGCGCGAGCCGCTGATCGGCTGGGAGACCAACGGTCCCGGCGCGTCGATGCAGCACGACTTTGAGCGAGCGTCGTGGCACAACGTCTACCGCCAGCGTCAGGAAGGCACGGTCGCCGAGCAGCGCACCATGCGCGTCGGCTGGACCAGCAGCAAGCGTGCCAAGCGCACGCTGCTTGGCAATCTCGCAAGGCAACTGGCGCAGGGCGAGTGCATCGTCCGCAGCGAAGAGTGCCTCGACGAGATGTTGGAGTATGTGGTGCTTGACGATGGCAGCATCGAGGCTGGGTCTCGACGCGACGAAGCAACTGGTGCGCGTGAGTCACACGGTGACCGCGTCATCGCGTTGGCTGGTGCGCTCATGTTGTGTGATGAAGTGGGGCAGCCGATCCCCGAGAAGCCCGAGTTCGGCGAATACACACTCGGGTCGATCCTCAAACACGAAGAGGTGAAGCGTGGCTAGGAAGCGTGGACCATCGCTGGCGGTCGGTCGTGGTGAGAAGTTGCCCGTCTCAAGGGGCGCTGGGCTGACTGCAAAGGGCAGGGCGAAGTACAACAAGGCAACGGGCAGCAAACTGCAAGCCCCCACAACCGAGAAAGACAACCCGCGACACAAGTCGTTCTGCGCTCGGTCGAGATCGTGGACAGGCGAGCGCGGCAAGGCTGCGCGAAAGCGATGGGGATGCTGATCATGGAAAAGAACTCACTCGTTGGCAACATCAACAAGCGTCGCAAACTCGGGATCTCGCGCCCCAAGTCCAAGTCAACCGTCAGCGCGAAGTCATATGCCGCCATGAAGCGCGGCTGGAAGGCCAAGTGATGCCGAAGGTAGGCAAGAAGAAGTTCCCGTACACCGCAAAGGGCAAGGCCGCTGCAAGCGCCTACGCCAAGAAGACGGGCAAGGGAATGAAGATGTCGAAGGGCAAGGCATACTGATGCCGTTCAAGAGCAAGGCACAGGTTGGCAACATGGGTCGCCCCTCCTAACACCACGCAACAAGAAAGAGAGATCGTCATGGCATACGTTTCTAGCGCTAGTGGCATTGGTCCCAAGAAGCCGAAGATGCCTCGCTCGGCAACTGGCATCGGTACTGGCCGCAAGCCCGCTGGCACTTCCGGCATTGGCCGTCCGGCTGCGAAGAAGCAGAACTTGATTGCTGGCAAGCCAGTCAAGAAGGGAGGTCGCAAGTGAAGCACGGCAAGAAGAAGGGCGGCAAGAAGTGTTGATCCGCTGCAACGGGAACGTACTGGTCCCGCTTTCTCGCATCGACAAGTGCGAGGATCGCGGAGACACCATCGTCGTGTACGTCAATGACGAACGGCACTATGCGAGTGGCGTTGATGCAGAGGTCATCCGCTCGCTGATCGCAACACAAGTGCAGCCGAAGGCTGCGAAGGAACAGGCACATGGCAAGCAAGAAGGCATCGCAGCCATCCCCGTCTTCCCGCAAGGTGGGAAGCGCAATGGCGCGTCGAGGTGACAAGGGCCACGCTGGCGGCGGCTACGGCGGCGGCATGGGCGGTGGCATGGGTGGCGGCAAGAAGGGTGGCTATCACTCCAAGGGAGTGCGCTGACCCATGCTCAAACTCGATCTGTATTCGCTGATGCGAGAGATTGATGCTGCGGAAGACTTCCGCGATCAGCATCTGACCGAATGGCGAAGGCTGATCGAGCGATTCCACGGTCCTGCGTACCGCACAATCGACACGCATGAGGACGATCCGGAGAACTTCGTCCATGAGTACATTGCGTTGCTGCTTCCGCGCATCGTGCATGACTCGCCGAAGGTGCGGATCAAGACCGCTCGGCCTGTCTCGCAGGCGATGACCGCCGGAATCCTTGAGGCTGGCATGAATCGGTGGTGCAAGATGACCAAGGTGCGTGCCACCTTGGAGCGAATCACCACGGATATGTTGCTTGGATTCGGCGTTGCGATGGTCGTGAACGAGCCTCGCAAGGGGTACAGGACGTTCGACGAGAACGAACCGTACCTTCCGCGCCTGTATCGCATCAGCCCGGACCGATTCTTCATGGATCCGGCTGCGACGAACGCAGAAGATGCCCGGTACATGGGCCATTGCTGGGCAATCGACCGCGATGATCTGCTTGCACAGGCCGAGCGCGAGGACGGATGGGACTCCGAGGTCATCAATCGTGTCGCAGACAACAGCGGCATCGACGAGATCCGCGACCAGTATGCGTCGCGGCGCGACGTTCCCGACCGCAAGGAGATGGTCGTGTACGAAGTGTTCGTTCCCGAGGTTGTCGATGAGGCAATCGAGGAGATCGACGAGGCCACCGGGCTGCAAATCTTCAGCGGGACCATCTACACGATGCTGAAGGGGCAGAGCGCTGACGGCAAGAAGTCGG